TATGCCCTTCACAAACTCGCCATGCCCGTCTACCAGGTCGCGCAAGTATTCCTTGCGGACCCAAACGTGCTGGGCTGGTAGGTTTGTGATGAGATAGCTCATTCATCCTCCAGCGCGGCGTCGATCATCTCTCGCCACATACCGCCGTCCATAACAAATTCTTTGTCAGGATGGTTTTCATATAGCCGTAACTTACGGAACATCGCTTCATTCGGCTCCCGCATGGCTACAATGGCGGCGCGAGCGCCAATGCGCCAATAGTTTTGCGATTGCTCTGACTGATTGTCCCACGTTGGCGGCGGCGTAACATGGCCGTTGACGCCTGCGTGCATAGCACGAGCAATTTTATCAATCATGTCGGTCATTTGCGGGTGTACCTTGCGTTCTGGGCTTTCTTAAGATCATGCAATCTATCATGGCATTTGCTGCATAAGGCGATCAGCTCGAATAGGAACTCCTGGCCTACATTCCTATATGTGACATGATGAGCCTGCTCAGAGAAGTTCTGCCGGCAGCCCTGGCATACGGGGTCTCTGGCCCGTACCGCTAATGACTTAGCGCGCCACTCAGGCGAGGCTAAATATGTATTATAGTTGTCCCACCAAATTTTGTTTTCGTCTTTGTTTTGTTTTACCGCGCTGGCCGCAAAAGCATCAAACCATTTTTGCTGAAGCGTTTCATCCCACGGTTCAATCGGCGCTTCCTTTACAATGTCTGGGTCGTTGTAAGGTAAAATATTGCTATTCGGATGCCCACACGTCAGGCATTGCCACATATAAATATCACGATTTAACGTGTCGGTTTTTTTCCTGATTTCAGAAAACCCACGCTCGCATGTATGGTTATGGTCAAAAGTCATCAATCACCTAAAACGGAATGTCATCGTTAAAACCTTCGAGATTGCTTACGTCTTGCTTAGGCGCAGTCTTCTTGCGCCCGCGTTTAACCATTTCCTTGCTTGGCGTATGGGCCGGGCCGTTCTTGAATGTCTCGCCCGTGCCTTCCAGCAGGTACTCGACAAAGTTCACGCCGCCATCGACAGGCGTCCCATGCACCAAAGCCGGGATGAATAGGTGGCTATCACAGCCCTTGCGCTGGGCATCTGCTGACAGTTCCTTGTCATACTCATGGCAATGCCACTTGCCGTCTGCAACGGGCGTGGAGTGGCAGCAGGTACGGCAGTTGGCCTCGGCTGGCTCCTGCTGGTGGCACATCTTGTACATATCGCACATCTTGCACAGCCAGTGCGTCGGGTCTTGACTGATCTTGTCGGCGGGCGTGGTACGACTGATTGTACGCTCTGCCCGTACCAGCAAGTCCCTGTATGTCTCTTTGTTGAAATGCACCCATTCGGTATGCAAGTCATCCGTGTTCTTATTCACGCAGATATACATGGCGCGATCTAATTCCATCATGCCCATGTAGGTCTGCATCTGGGCGTAGTGCTGGGGCTTCTCGGCCTGGACGCCCTTAGCCTTTAGGGCGGTGAATGCCTTATCGTTGGCGGTTTTGATTTCTATTACAGCCCAAGTCTTACCTTCGACAAACCCACGGCCAATGCCATCAAGGCTTCCCCCAAAATGGCCCGTACCGTCACGGCAGGAGATCTGCTTGCCGTTATCTTCAGTATGAAGCTCTATGCCTATGGCGCGAAGCTCTTCGTAGACACGCTCCTCCTCGCGCTTGCCAGTGCCAAACAACCGAAGGACGCGCCCCCCAAATTGGGGGGACGCAGCCCAACGGAATGTCAACCATAAGAAACGGTCACAGTGATGCCCGATCAAGGACGCACCCAGATGCTCGCGGTGATCCTCTTTCTTGCTTTCGTACCATTCGTAAATCTTGCGAGCGGTACTGTTCTGTCGTTCGGGCACCGGGGGCATTATTTCGACTTCCAGGGCTTTTTGCCGGATGTCACAGCCACCGCCGGCTTGTTGATCTCAAACGCAGCTTTGGCGCTTGAATAGCCACGCACTTTGTTCCTGGTCGGATCACGACGATCAATTTCCAGGGACAACTTGAACGGAATGTCATGCAGCTGTTCGGTACTCTGCAGCTGGGAAATACCGCAGGCATCGCTAACAGACCGCAGCTGGCCGCGCGCTCTCTTTTCAGTCTCAGTGTCAGCATGATCTACATTCAAGCGATCCCAGATCTTACGGCGGGCAAAATTGCCGTCCGTAATCTCAATGACAAGCTCAATATATCGACCATTACCGGCCTTCGTTTCCTTAACGTCAGAGCTGGTAATCATTGCGTTATAATCGCCCTTCGGCAGGGGGTCGAAGTTAGAAAGTTCCGGGACGGCGTAGTCTGCAATATCAAAATCTAGTTCAGGCATTGGTCTTCTCCGTGGTTAAATGATTGCTTGAATAAAGGCATTCCAGGACAGCGGGATGCTTTCTGGAAGGTTGTAGCGGTTTTTGGCCATATAGGCCGGCTTCTCGCTCGTATAAAGCAGGCGCTCGCCTGTGCTAATTCCGCGAGCAACTGCCTTGTTAAACCCGACATCCGCATTTTTCACGATGGTCTTGTAGTTTGCGAACAGCAGGGCATCGCACCATTCGCGCACAACAGCATTGCTGCGCTCCTGGAGTTTGGGTTGATAACGGTCATAGGGTTCCGTCTCAGGGCTATCGAACCGCTTGATCGTGGTATGAGCGATCAGGATGACCGCCATGCCCTTATCGTTCCTGAGCGCATTGAAGCCTTCCAAGATCTCGCGCCATTTCTCTGCAGCGATCAATGCGCCCTTACCGTATGCAAGCTCCTTGGCCTCATGCTTGGCCTCGATCTCACGCTGTATGATAGCTTCCAGCCAGTCCAGGCTGTCCAGCACAACAGTCTCGAAGTCATGCTTCTCAGTGTACAGGCTATCAATAGCGCCCATGACATCATCAAACGACTGGGCCATTGGGAAGTGATCGACTTTAAGCGAACCCAGGCCGTCCTCAGTCAGAATGAAGATGGGCTTAGTCGCGCTTGCAGCGAAGCTGCTCTTCCCTATGCCCTCTACCCCGTAACATACCACCCTAGGCGCAGCGATGGCCTCGTTCTTGCGTATGCTTTTCAAGTCAAAGGTCATCAGTTGTCTCCTCAATGGTTACAGCGGTTTTGCTGGGCTTTGTGGTTATTGCAATGGCGATAACGCGCCATAGATCAGGGCAATTCGCCCGAATGTGCTTAAGCATGGCCTCATCAGCCTTGATTTCAACCTTGATGGGCTTGATTTCCCAGTCTTTAACCAGGGTGGTCAGCTTGTCCAGGTCAGCTTTGTAAGACAGCTTGCCCGTGGATTTTATCCTGTAGCTATTGCCAAGCTTCCTATAAGAGACGCCCTCTTCCTTAGGGGGCACCAGCTCAAGAATGCGTTCTTCTATGTTGATGCGCTCTAGATTGGCTTCGCGTTCGGCCTCTTTGGCAACGAGCCATTCTTCAGCTAGCTGGTCTAGGATTGTGTCGATGTTGGATTTGGTCATGGCGGTCCTCATGTTTGCCCTATTTTCTAGGCGGCGGCGTAGGTCGGCTCCCAATTCTAACGGCTGCGGACCTTTTTCGGCGGCCAAAATGGCCTTTATGATAATTTCGGCTAAGGTCATTGTCGATCTCAAATCAGGCGCGATAGTCGTATCACCACCTTTGCCTGGCCCGCAAGATGTTTTTTTGGTAAAATGCCTGTTGCACAAGATTAGTGGGCGTGCATACTTGGCGAATCACTAAAGAAGGGCTTAATCATGGCACATATTAAAGGCCGATGTGAACCGGCTTATTCGACAATTCGTCGCCTCGGCGGCGTGACCAAAACAGCCAAGCTCCTCAAAATCAATCTCAGCTCAGTCAGCCGCTGGATGGTCCCGACGCCTGGGACCAACGGCACAATCCCGCAACGCCATTTCCCCGCCATCCTAAAACATGCAGCCCGGCACAACATAAAGATAAGCCTACAAGATCTAGTAAGTTCCAAATAAGGCTGCACACAATGAAGAATAGTGAGTTTCTGGCGGCCATCTATGGCCCGCTGGGGGACAACTATGGCTGGACTACATCCTTTTCAGTAGATCCAAACTTTAGTAAATCCGGCATGTGGGCAGGCAGTCCATGGCTTGGCACACCCAATGAGAACATATTTATTGATAAGCGCCAGGAGGATAACAACTTCTTCTGCGTGTCTGTTATGGAAGTACCAGACACTAGGCGTCGGCGGACCAAGGATTCATTTCAGCGCATGGCCGTCTTGCTGGCCGATGATGCAGACATTCATCGCCTTGACGGCCCGGCATCGTACGTTCTGGAAACTTCAAAAAATAATTATCAGATCGGAATCCTGCTAGATCCGACAGATCCAGATACCAAAAACGGCCTCCTGCTGGACGCTGTGCTTCAAGCCATGATTGCCAAAAGCTACATCAAGGCAGACAGCAGCGGTAATTCATTGGTGCGTTATGGGCGCTGCCCGGTAGGCTGCAACACCAAGAAACGCGATACAGGCATTTGGGAACAGCGCCTGCTGTATTGCGATCTGAAAGAGCCATACAGCCTGGCCGATGCCGTTGCGACGTTTAATTTAGACCTCGAACAGATCCGTAATTACACCTACAAAGACAATCCGGCCAAATCCGTTGCAATGAGCAACGCGACAGGCACGGCGACAGACTACATCAAGTCGCTAATGCATCCTGATCCAGAGGAACGTGACTATCACGAACCCCTGCTAAAGCTTTCCGCCGGCATGGTGGCAGCCGGCATGCGTCCAGGCGCAGTGGTTAATTTCCTGCGCTCCCTGATGCTAACCATCAAGCCGGAAGTCGGGCCGGAGCTTGACCGCTGGGAAGCGCGCTTTGGCCCTGAACTGCCACGCATGGTGGCCAGCGCCGAAGCTAAGTATACCGAAAATAGGCCTGCCATTGAAGCAGAAGGCCTGATTATGACGCCTGAACAGGTGATCGAGCGGACCCAATCGCAACGATGGCTTGTGCGAAACCTTGTGGCTAGCAATTCTGTAGGCATGGTCTTCGGAGCGTCCGGGACATTCAAGAGCTTCATCGCGTTGGACATGGCCCTGCATGTCGCTGGGGGTATGCCGTTTGCCAAGCAGGATGTAGTCCAAGGCCCAGTGATCTATGTCGCAGCCGAAGGCGGTGCTGGTATCGGACGCCGCATCCAGGCTTGGCAGAAAGAGCATTGCGCCTATCCCCTGACCGATGTCGGCATCGTAATTCAGCCCCTGCTTTTGTCGCTGAAGGAAGAGATAGACCTGCTGAAAAAGGCTATCCAGATGCAGCCTAAACCGCCAGTTTTGGTGGTCGTAGATACCCTCGCACAGACGTACTCCGGGGATGAGAATAGCTCCAGCGATGTGTCGGCCTATCTGCGCGCCCTGGGCGACATCAGAGCGCAGTTTGGCTGCACTGTGCTGGTAATCCATCATACCGGCCACGCAGCTGCTGAGAGGCCCAGAGGATCGTCAGCCCTGACCGCCAACACAGACTTCATGCTGGGCGTGCATAGGCCTGACCCGGAGAAGTTCACGGCTAAGCTATCGACCAGCAAGCAGAAGGACGGCGAGAAGATGTCTGATCTGTATTTCGATATGGAGCGGGTTGAGCTGGCCGACGATGACCAGGGCTATGCCGTTTCATCGCTCGTATCCAAGTTCCATGATGCTGTTTCTGCTGTGCTGCAGGATGCAGACAGCCGGCATAAGAAATATCAGACAATCATCTATCGCATGTTGCAGCATGGCGAGCCAATCAGCGTGGAAGAGATGCGGATAGCGTGCATGTCCATATCGGACAACAACCGTGACAATGCGACTAGGGGCGTCAATCGCGCATTGAAGCATTTCGGGAAGGAAAAGATGGCCCGGCAAGTGTCGCCTGGGTTGTGGATATTATCTAAGTAAACCCCTGCCAAGAAAACCGCCAAGAAAACCAGACAGGGGCCGCGCATTATGCCTTACGGCATGGCGCTACTTAGCGTCTTTCCTTTTAGGCCCGCCCTTGCTCTTACGCAAGGTGTTTAGGTTAGCGTAATAGGCAGCATCGCCCCTAACTTTGCGCGACCCACGGCTCTTCTTGCCGCCCTCAGACCCTATCTTGGCCAAGTGCGCAAGCAGCTCTTCTCTAGTTTTCATTGCTCAAAATCTCTTCCAGGCAAGCGGCATAGCCGGCGATATCAGTCACTGAATCTGTGGCCATGCGGTGCTGGCACCTGGCAAGCTTTAGATCGATCATCATAAGGCAGACCATGGCAGGCGTAACCCTGGTCTTGCCGGCGAGCAGCATGTTCCATCGATCGGCAATGGCCTGCATGTTTGCCTTGGGCGTGCCGTATGCCTCGCCCCGCTCGCGGACTACGGTCTGGGCCTGTGCTAGGAATTCTGCGGCTTTCATTTAATTTTCCTTAGTTTGCTAGGCTGTTCGATGCCGGAACTACTTTTGAACGGCCAGCCAGTGCTTGACGCATTGGCAACCTGGCCGCGCTGGGTCCAGATCATGTCAACGTACTCTGATGATGACCGGCCTTCCGCAAGTTCAGCCAAAATCCTGCGAGCGTCCTTATCGTGATATGTCATGGCGTTCTCCTATAAGAACATCAATATGATACAAACAACACCAACCCAAAAGGCGGCTGTTATCGCGGCGATGTACAGGCATCCATGGCGTTCCATCGTTAAGCCTTTCCGGTTAGAAGCAAACATCACAGGTGCAACCCATCTTGCCGCCGCTCTCGCACCGGGGCGATGGTGGGCGAGGCCGGCAGCGATAGCAGTCGTACCACAACCGATCTTTTCCGAACCGCGCCTTAGCGCCCTGAGGCAACGTGATGCCGCACCGGCATGGCACGCTGTAAGGCGTGCTTTTCATTTTGTCAGACATGGCGCGTGTTCCATGCCTTTATTGCCTCGGTCAGCGTGTGGGCCGTTGCTTGGCACGACACAGGGCAATAATCGTTCGGGCAGTGGACGCTGAAAAACGGCGTTAAGCCGGTTTGCCCGTAGTCGGCCTCGTGACCGCAGAACGGGCATGGCAGAAGGGCGATCATGCTGCACCTACCGATTTGTCCATGGCCTTGACCATTAGGGCCAATTCCTTGCTGTACCGCTTGGCCACTGCCTTATCTGCAGCAAGCTTCGGATACAATGTGAACACGGCTTTCCGCATGGCCTGGTGCGCGCTTAGGGATAGGGCGAATTCGTACAGTAATGCGTCCCGATGCTTGGCTGTTTCGCCAGGCGCGTCGGCTATCATTTTATCATTAAGGTACAGGACAGGCACACCGTCCACCGTCACACCGTATTTGCACATGCCGGACTTAAAGACGTGCCAGCCCTTTTTGAATTTGATCATGCTGCACCTGTCGCGATAAAGGCTTTCAGCGCATATGCCTTGGCCTGGTCAACCTGGGCAGGTGTCAGCCCTTCGGCGAAATCTATGGCCAATTCTGCCGCCATTGTGGCGCGTTGTTCGTCCCGTGCAGATAAAGCGAGATATAAGGCTTCCTCTAAAGCTTGTAATTGTGTCATGGCAGTTTCCTTTGGTTAGTTTTGCGGGAATTCAGACGATAGGGGTTGCCCGCGCCGCGGCAGTGTGGGCAGCGGCTTCAGCGGCAACGGCGGCGATGTAGGTGGCGCGTGCTGCGTCGCGAGCGTTGCGGGCAACATCGTAGTTGGCGCAAGCGGCAATGTAAGTGGCATGGGCGGCGTCGCTGGCGCGTGTGGCGTATGCGGGGTTTTTCATGGCAGTTTCCTTTGTTGAGCCGCTCGGCTACGGCGATTAGGCCGCTCGGCTACGGCGATTAGTGCTTGCGTTGTAGTCCTGTCCGCTTGCCTTGTCAAAGCTTGCCTTGTTACCTGGCACGCGGATGGTCCGCAATGAAGCGGCGGAATTCCGGCGCTGGCATAGTCATAAGCTTGGCAAGTTCCGCCCATTGCGCCTTGTTCGGGCCATGATATCCGCCGGCGGGGTTTTCCGCGTGCCTGTCTAGGATCACCCGCTTATGGGTATCGTCCAGGACGAAAACCCCGTTATGCTCCGGCCCGATTAGGCCGAATGCGTCATATGCGCCGGCGATACCTACCAGGTAGGTAGTGCGGCCTACCTTGCGCCGGCGGACCGCGCCATGCGCGTGCAAATACTGGCCCGTTCGGGCCTGGATACCATCGGACATGATTCTACCTTTCTGAAACGTGCAAAATTGCACGCATATGGCCAGGGGTTAGCCTGGCCATAAGCTTGCACTCCGGTTTAGGCCGCGCGTGCTATGGCGGAGGCTACTTTCTTGCGGTTACCATGCGCCGGGAATCCAATGATCGATTTGCGTCCCTGTTCCGCACATAGGCCGCAGCTGGCGCACGTCACCTCGTCCGATATGGTGGCCGGGCATATGGCAACATGCCGGCCTTGCGGGGTTTTTAGTGCCGTGGTTTGGTCTGATGGCAGAACCACCACCACCGGCGCGCCTGTACTGGCCAGCTGATCCGCCATGGCCAGATTATCGGCGGATAGATTGACCGTGAACCCTTCCCGCAAGGCGATGCGGACCATAGTCAAATTGGCAAGCGTCGCCGGCTTATGAGTGTAGGTGAACCCGCGCCGGCCACGGTTTGCCTTTACTAGTTCCCCGAATGCCAGAGGGTCAATGTCATTGCCAAGGCCGGGCAAATCGCCGGCCTGGTTGTGCCGCCAGAGCGTGCCTTTGGGTAGTTTGGCAATCTCGCGCATTGCGTCCGCCCATGCCATGCCGGCCTTGTGTTCGGTCACCTTGCGCCAGAACATGGCAAGCGGGCCACCTTCGGCATAGCATCCGGCCCCTTTGAGCGGGCAGGCCGGCGGACATGTTTCCTCGCTGCTAGTGGTGACGGGTATCGGGCCGGTCTTTGCATTGCGGCTCACGCGCGTGAAAGCGATATGCGGACGTAGCATTGGCGATTTTCCTTCCTGGTAGCGTCACAAGCGACACTATGCAGGGGCGGGCATGCCGCCCCTGAGTAGTGCGGCCTAATCCATGCGGGAGCCGGCATAGGCGTTAATTCCGGCATTCTGGAAAACTTGCGCCATGGCATAGGCGCAGGCCTCTTTGCGTTCCATAGACTGATTAAAATCATGAATTCGGATTGTAAGGCCGCCGCCATAGGCCGCTGATGCATGGCCATGCTTTTTAAGCCAGCGGGCAAAGGCCGAAGTGGCCGGCCTGATGTTAACCCATGCAAAACCGCAAGGCCCTTCGGATATAACGTCAACGCGCGCGCCGGGCAGGGGCCGGCCCCATATGTCGGACGCAACTAGGTGCATTGGTGATGGCACGGCCTGAATGCCGGCAAGTGCCCCCTTTTCCCATGCAAGGGCCAAAATATTGTCGTATTCCTTTGGGGAAAGCGGGGCATGAATGTCGCAAGCGAGGTTTGTCATGGCGATTTATCCTTATATGTGAAGGGTTTAGGAAAGATATTGGCGCGTATCGATATGCTTAAACATGGCGCGGCCTGCCTGTTCGCCCATGTACATGTAGTTTCCGACGTAGTTTTCATCCGTCGGAATGCC